TTGTCGAATAAAACAGGTGTCTTTGATGTTGAACTAAATTTACAAGACGTAATGTTATCTAGTTCAACTATTCACCAAAAAAAGAGTAATTCAATGGAAATTGAAAAAGCCCTTGAAACTGTATTAAGGCAAATGCGAATTACTGGTTTTAGATCACGTACAATTAGTGATTATAGTTTGCATATGTCTAAGTTCCAGCAACTGACAGGTATAAAATACCTTGACGAAATTACAACAGATACAATTTACGAATGGTTGGGCTCAATGAACGTTAAAAACTCGACAAAATTGGTTCGTTTGAAATGTTTAAAGGCGATACTAGGCAAGTTTTTTGATAACGGTTGGATTGATTTTAAATTTTGGAAAACCATTAACATCAAAGTTGATAAGAATATTAAAAAAGGAAGCACAGCCAACGATATTAATGTTTTACTGTCGTTGCTTAATCTTAATAGTTTTGCAGGTCTAAGGGATGCAGTCGCAATACTAACACTCTATAAAACGGGCGTTCGTATCAATACACTTGGACAAATTGAAGAAAAGCATATTGATTTTGAAGAAATGGTTATTAATCTGGATGGGGCAATCCTAAAAAATCATGAATTTTTAAAACTACCAATTGATGACCAAATGATTAATCTATTACGAGTTCTAATTAAGCAAAACAATAAAATTAGACAACGAAATAATCAGTCCAACCAATTCATATTCCTTACAGCAAAAGGCACAACTATACACAGTAAAACAACAACAAACACTATTTCTAAACGTTTAAACAAATACGCCAAAAAGTACGAATTACAGAATATTAATCCGCACGCAATGCGCAGAGGATTTGCGAAAAATCTTTTAAATAAAGGTGCATCGGTAGCGTTAATTTCAAAAGCCTTGGGACACAGTGATTTAGCCGTTACAACTCAATATCTCGATTTGGACACTGAAGAAGTCGCAAATAGTTTGAGGAATTTCCTATGAAAATATTACAAGAAGCTACTGCCCACTCAATCGAACTCCTGACAACGCAGGCGCAACGTGAGCTTGAATTAGACGGTGCAATGTTGCCAAGCATAATTAATCAACTACAGGGTATGCGGTTGCTGATATGCTCCATTCGAGGAATGGAAAAGTATTACGATGAAATTAATGAGTTGATAAAAAAATTGTGGGATGAAATTGGAAAATAGTTTCATCAATATTGATTGAAGCATTTAAAATTAAATAGACAGACAAGGACATCCGTAAAAGGGTGTCTTTTATTTTGTATAAATCTAGTAGATGCAGGAATTGTTTTTAATAAAAGTAAAGAAAACACGACATTTAGGCTCTGAAAGATTAGAACAGTATTAGAGGGAGATATTTCATAGTAGGTGTAAAAGATGTTTTTAGAAGAAAGTCAAAAAAACACGAGATATCTGCTATGCTAATTCCAGAACAGTAGTAGAGGGAGATATTTCAACTATTGTAAAATGTGTAGATAACTATATTACAAGAATTGTATATAATAAGTGTCCAAGGACACGAATGTAGATAGAAGAGGGATTTCAGAGTCAATGTAGAATGTGTGAAAAGTAATTCCACGGGAAAACACGAGATATCTGCTATGCTAATTCCAGAACAGTAGTAGAGGGAGATATTCGCATTCAGCATTTAAAAAATATTAAATGTTGAATGGGGCTATCCCCATAGATTTGTTTTTCATTAACTTATCCCTCCAGATAAGGTTTCATTTTGTTTTAGTTTTATTTTATCTATTTTTATTGTCATTATTTTGAAGGTAGGCATGTCTTAACACATGTCTGCTTTTTTTGTTGTTCAATCAAATATTTAATAAGAAGGAGAATCAGAAAATGGAAGAAATCAATCAAGAAGAAGTAGTAACAGATGAAGTTGTAGAGCTTGCAGAAGAAGTTGCAGCAGAAGTAAAAGACGTGCGAGATACTTTTGACGAAACACTTGAAAAAGTGAATGCGGATCAAGACGCTTTAAGGATTGACATCGAAAAACGTACAGCCGAACTGTTCCAGAAGGAAGTGGCTTTCACGTTGAAAGAAAGTGGACTGGAAATGTTCGCTGATATTATCAATGTAAGTGATGCAGATGAACTTGACGCTACGGTTATTAAACTTAATCAGATTGTAGCAGACCTCAAGGTGTCAATGTCCTATCAGCCGAAAGATAATGCTAAACAAGACGAGTATACAGTACACGTAAACAACAAAGACACTAAAAGTATGATTGGCAACAAGCTTGCTAATTTATTCAAATAAGAACACAAAAAAACTTAAAATTAGAATGGAGAAAATACACTTATGTTTAAATCAACTAACTTTACACCATCAGAACAAATTTCACTTTCACAGGAAATTGCACTAATTGGAGTCCAAGCAACACCTTTCACTTCACTTTTAATGAGCAAGGGTAACATTGAGAAAGCACTTTCAACTGTATATACTTGGAAATCTAAGACGTTTGACAACACTGAAGACATCTCAGCGGTAGAGGGAAATGACGACATCAAGTTTTACGAATCGGCACGAGCGGAGCTTTCCAATATCCTTGAAATCTTTCAGAAGGGTGTCAGTATCTCGGGTACAGCGGTCGCAATGCAATCAACTGAGTTCGCAGGACAAGTAAATGACCGTCTACTTGAGCTTAAAGTTAACATGGAAAAGAAATTCCTTTTAGGTAAAAAGAAAGATGGTTCTGCTACACCGTTTATTCGTCAGATGTCGGGTCTAATTGAGATGGCAGACCCTACCAATGCAGTCGCAGCAGTCGCTGTTACAGAAGACGTTATCAAGCAAGCAATGCGAAAACTATGGGATAAAAACCTTGTAGAGGGTACTGTTTATGCGTTCGTAAATGCTGATTTGAAAGAACAGATTGACGCTATCTATAAAGACCGTTATAGCTATACTCATGTGACTACTAACTTTGGTCTATTAGTTGACTCAATTTCTACGAATTACGGTACGGTTAATCTTGTACTTTCCAAGCATATTCCAGCCGATAAGATTGTATTTTTCAACGACGCTTATGTTGATTTGGCATACTTACGTGCGCCTCACTTCATCGCCCTATCTAAAACTGGCGATAACGTCAAAGGAATGCTAGTTGCAGAAGCTACTGTGAAAGTTGGAGCTAAACAAGCAGTCGGCATCACTACTATCAAACCATAATCAATAAATTATTACATCTCTCCTTAATTGGAGAGGTGTTTTTTATATCCATAAATCAAAAATTTGAATACGAGAAGAGGAGAATTATTATGACAGAATTAGACATGCTTTTTATCCAAAGGCGCAAAAAAGGAATCACTTTAAAAATGCTCTCTGAATATATCGGTTGTTCAATCGCAATGGTCAGTTTAGTAGAATGCGAAAAAGCTAGATTTAGCCCAACTAAAGCTCAAAAGTATAAAAAATTTATCGAGCTTTACTAATGAAGAGATTCTTACACAATTTAAAGTTGAGTATCCAATGCGCTTTATTAGAACATAGATTTGATGAAAATAACCAATGTTTCATATGCCATAAGAAATTTGACTGTCTAACTTGCTATGACACTGGATTGGTTGAGGTCTATGAGTATTCAGAGTTTTGTCCTAAATGTACACGATAGAAAAAATACTTGTACACGCAAAAAATAGTGTACATAACAAGAAAATCAAAATGAGAATGGGAGTTGAAACAATGCTAAATACATGCTAGTCCTTTTTCTCGTAAAAGACATTATTGTCTGTTTCTTGGTTTATAGAAACCATGCGAGAAAAAGGAATAAAAGGAAGCATCAACTGCAACAAACGAAAAAGTGACGAACATTATTTATCATTTATTATGCAAAAGAAAATCAAAGACTTATTACCGAAATGGATATTCACAAAACAAGATAGAAATCTAACATTAACTAACGACTTGGATTCACTGTTGTCCTGTATGTTACTAAAATATTTATTCGGCTACAATATCAATTATTTTTACTCATTTGACTTTATGGCAGTCTTGGATTCATCTGATAAGCGTTCGTCAATTGGAGTCGATTTAGCACTCAAAAACGGTTATACCCTATGTAATCATCTCACTTTGAAGCACATTAATTCTTATAAGAATCCAGATTCAGTTAATTTGAATAATATTCTCGGAATCTCAAACGACAACTACAGCCAAAAGTATAGTGGTTCAACTCTATTAATGCTATGGAGCATCTTTGATTTACCGCTTCCAAAATCAGAGGAAGGTAAAAAGATATTACTATCGATAGACTCTGCCCACAAAGGGTACAGGAAGCCACAATATAGGCATATCCTTGTCAATTGGCTTGATAGACTCGGATTGACTGAACTTATCCCAACACTGGAAGATAACCCTTTTAATGAGATGGAAGCCTTTAGGTTTAAGCATGAACTGGACACATCTATCAACTTTAATATGGATAGAGAGCTTCAGTTTTTTCCTTCTGGACGTAATAAGTCATCGGATGGTGGATTGGATTTAGAATGGATTAGCAAGCATTTAGGCTTCCAAGTTGAGCTACCAAAAGAACAGTTTGAATTTGAGTTAAAAGCAACCTTTACAAATGAGAATATAGAAGCTCATGAGATGACACAAAAGACTATCGATAAATCTTTTAGCTATGCATTTACGTACAAGAATAAACTAAAACTATCGACAATAAAGGGGGTGGCATGATGTCGACTATTAAAAGTGATGATTTTTTCTATTGCTATACGCTTAAAATGAGCAAGTATCTAAAATCAAAGGGTATTCCATATTTCCTTAAAGCTATCTCAATAAAGGATGGTAGCACATTCACCATGTATCAAAAAGGTGAGCGGCTACAACAGGCATTAGATGAGTTTAAGAATGTTAAAAACGCCATATAAGGAGAATCACACACCATGAGAATCGAAGAAATCAGCAATCTATTACAATTTAATGAAGAATATGAGAATAAAGTTTATATGCCAAATGAGATATTCACCGACCTACAGAAGCACATCAAGAATACACCTCACATTGCTTTCAGTTATTCTTATATTTATTTATCACATTGGTTATACCGTTACGTCAAGCACGTCAATGTGGGGGTGTTTGACGTAGGTACTATTAAGCAGATACTAGGGTATGCGCCTACTAATCAAACACTCAACTATCTTATCAAAAAGGGTGGCATCCTTGATCAGATTGAGTATACCGAATCAGTCAAAGATTTCCCGATTTCGTGGACGTATTCAGATGGGGAAGAGTTGGAGTTTCAGATGGCGTCCGAATACAGGGACTTCATTGACCATCTTCCTACTGTTCCTAAAAGTTTTACCTTGAAGTACCCTGTAAAAGGGTTTACCAGAGTACTCGAAGAAGACGGGGAGGAATATGAAACTATTGGAACATTTTACGAGGTCGATAACACTCATTGCATCCTATTTGATGTCTTTATGGATTGCCTGTCCAATGAGAAAATAGGCGTCAACGGATTCTACTTGTATTCTTATTTGTCACATCGTTGTGATATTCATATGGGTGGAGTGGACGTGTCCCTTGTTAATTTAGCCAGTGAAACAGGAATATCTGAAACAAGTTTGGATAAAATCCTTGGAGCATTAAAGAGTTTTAATCTTGTTAGCTTCCAACATAATCAAGAATTCTTTGCAATTGGTATGTTGGATAATGACCGTAAAGCCAACACATATATGGTCAACGACTTCCAAGATTTCGGTAATACTCCTTCACCTTTTAAGAAGATTGAGATTATGAAGAAGGCAGATTATTTCGAGATGTTGAAGTTGAAAGAAGAACCCGTGTCCAAGATTGATTTTAAATTGGATTCATTGCCTTATTAAACTTCATAAATCAAAGACCATTGATATTAGGGGTACATTAATAGACAGGGTATTTTCCACAGTCGATTAATGAATATGATTATTATTATAGTGTGAAAATGGAAAAGTGGAGGAAATATCCCTATATTATATATACCCCCAATAACGATGGTCTTTGAAATGGTGAACCAAACATACAACAAATGAGAGTATTAAATGTAGTTACTATGAAAATTAATGTAGTAACTACAGAAATGAGAGGGGAAATTAAATGTTCTGTTCAATCCAAAAAATACAAAATAAAAAAGTTGATCAATTTGGCGCACGCAAGAAATTAGAAGTAAGCGAGACGAGTTGGTTTACAGGTGGAGTTAAAAGAGTTGAATATGGTTACAGGTATGGTTTTGATAGGTTTGAGCGGACTATATTAGATGCCTACAAGATTAGTATCCATCATAGTTACAGGCAAGATGGCAAAGTTAAGAAAAAACAGTGGTCAATTTGCACAATGAGTCATTACAATTTGATTGAAGGTAGTTGGTATCGTGATTATATGTTGCATGATGAGCTACAAGCTAAATTAGATAGCATGGGCATCGATGAAGAGGAATTAACTAGATTGATAAGTGTTAAATTAGACCCTCTATCTGAACAGGTTAAGGCAGAGTTTGAGTTGACAGAAGAGTATCAAGTAAGCCAAAAACACAAAGAAATACTAATATCATACACTAAAAATAAGCAGGAATTTGAAAATAGATATGGCAAAGACACTTATGACTATATTTATAACATTTATGGCGATTTAATGAATGATGACAAGTTGAAAGAAGTCATTAGAATGAGAAAACAACAAGAAGAAGATTTAAAAAACAGTTATAAACAGAGTCAATCATACAGCAGTGGGTCATATGATTATAGTTCATTATTCGGAGATATTGGTGGAGGAACGTATTCGGATGAAGAAAAGAAGATGTTGAATGAAATATATCGCCATGCTTCGCTGAAGTTTCATCCAGATGCTAAAAGTGGAAGCTCAGAAAAAATGGTGTTTTTAAATAAAATGAAACGAGAATGGAAAATATAATATGTAGTTACTATGAAAATTAATGTAGTAACTACAATCAGATGGAGGACAGGGTATCATCACCTTGTCCTTTTTGTGTTGTCTAAATTTTGCAAAGTTCATCACAAAAACAATAAAATCAAAAGGAGAATGAAAATGGATTTATATGAAAAATTAAAAACTGTATCACCAAAAAAGAAGACGTATTTCATCAATCGGCATGACCTACAATTTATGGTTGATGCACCTAAAAAGACGGATGAAGAATTATGTAAAATATTAGATGTAAAGACGCTATCGACATACGTCAAATGGGAGCGTTCACCACAATATTTAGAGCTACTCAACTTATACCTACAAACCAAATTCGCCAACGATTTAGATAGAATCTATACCGCCACGCAAGAAAAGGCATTGGAAGGCGATGAGAAAAGTATTAAATTGTTGTTGGATATTCAAAAGCAAATTAGATTATTCAATAAAGAAAATAACGTCAAAAAGACGGATAACTCTAATGCTTATGCAGAATTGGAGTTGTAATATATGACTAATCCAGATTCATTATTGCAAAAGGTTATGGGTGATTTTGAGTTATTTTGTAAGAATTTTATTGAGATAAATACCAACGATGGTACACGGGAAAAATTAATCCTAAATGAAGCACAGAAGGACATTAACGACCTCTTAAAGATGAATAGGCAAATAGTGTTACCTAAGTCACGACAAGCAGGTGTGACTACTATGATGCTCGCTATGAGCTTGTGGAAGGCGTGTACAGTCCCGAATCATAGCATAATGATAGTAAGTTACCTTGGAGCATCGGCAAAGCAATTGTTCGACAAATTAAAAGACATGAATCAGTCGCTCCCAAGACATAAATATCCTAACATATTTCCAGAAGTTAAACGTGAAAATAGGACGGAACTGCTATTTAAAAATGGAAGTAAAATCACGTCCACAGTAGCAGGTGACAAGGATATTGGTCGAGGTGAGACAATTGACTTTTGTTTATTGTCGGAGCTTGCTTTTTACAACGATATTGATAGACAACTACTGTCAGTATCTCAGTCGATGGCAAAAGGTGAACATAGTCGCCTAATCATAGAATCAACGGCAAAGGGTATGAACTCCTTCCACAAGTTGTGTATGGCGGCTGATAAGGGACACAGTAGGTACAAGCTATACTTCATCAACTGGTATCACAAATTGTATTTGCAACAGTTTAAAAATGAGATAGATGAAGCGGATAAGTGGTTTAGAGCTACGAACAAGGGTAATAAGATGAGTAGCAAGGATTTGGATGAAGATGAACGACTGCTGCATGAAAAGGGTGCTACATTGCGTCAGTTGTCATGGAGACGTTTCAAATTATTGGATATGGAATTGGAAAGTTTTCATCAAGAATATCCGTCTAATCTATATGAGGCATTCGTAAATAGTTCGGGGAACACACTATTTAATCAATCCAAAATCTTGGAACGGATGGAGTATATTATTCCGCCATTAGACAGGGATGAATTGACAGGGGTGCTGCCAGAACCTTTGATTAAATTTATTGGAAGAGGACTTGAAATCTACCATCTACCTAAGCGTGGCAAGCGTTATTACAGTGGTGTGGACGTTGCAGCGGGCGTAGGTGGAGATAATTCGACCATGAGCATGATAGATGATGATGGGAATCAAGTCATGAGCTTTTACAGTAATAAGGTGAGTCCTCACGACTTTGCAGGGGTGATTGATCAGATTGGTAGATGGTTTAATTATAGTTATTTATGCGTTGAGCGGAACAGTTATGGAAGTGTAGTATTGGAACAATTAAGAAACACGTTTGGATATGAAAACATGTATAAAATGAAGCAGTTTGATGAACGAGGAAAACGGAAATTAAAGTTAGGATTTTTGACAACTGAGGGGTCGAAGAAAATTGCTATATCCTTATTTAGACAAAACTTTGAGACAGGTATGGTCAATATAAACTGTAAATCTACACTGGAAGAGATGACTATATTCATCGAGAAAGATGGCAAATTAGGAAATAGGAAATCCGGTGGAAACAAGGATGATTTAGTCATCAGTATGACACTTGCAAACGTTGCAATGGCAGAGGGTAAATGGTACGTATAAGAAAGGAATGGTGAACAGTTTGAATCTAGAACAGTATATTAAAGTAAAGTATAATAATAAACATGATTGGTTTTTGGAGGAAGTTGGAAGTGTAGCAAATCAGCAAAGGATGGCAGATGTTGAAAAGAAGAAGGATTACCTTATGGGGTATCATAATATCCTCAATCTACCGTCATTTATGTATAACGGTGAGAGTATAACCCCAAGAAAAATAGTACTTAACACTGCTAAAACGTTACTACAATTCCAAGCACAATTCCTATTAAAAAATCCAGTAGTGTTGACAGGTAGCGAGGTTATGATTGATCAATTTAATAAGGTAAATAAGTTAGGGAAATTTAATGGAAAGAATATGAGAATCCTCAATGAGTTATTGAAGTTTGGTAGTTGTAGCGAGTATATATTTATAAATAAGAATGGCTATATTGATAGTAAGATTATCCCAAGCGATGAAGGGACACCTGTTTGGAATCACCATAATGAGATGATAGCGTTTGTACAGAGTTATGTGTTTGATGGTATTAGTTATTATACTGTTTATACAGATGACACAGTACAAGAGTATACCAATGAAGATGGAAGCATTCGTTTAGTATCACAACATGCTAATTTAAGTGAACTACCCATCTATTATCATACTCATAATGAGTATAGCGAAGTAGAGGGTAGGAGCGCACTAGATGACTTTGTAGGACTATTGGACAACATGGAGCTACTACTATCTAAAACAATTGACAACACGTACATGTACAGCGCAGGCATCCCAGTGGTCACGGGGCAGAGGTTGACAGGTGGAGCAGGCATCCCAAAAGAAGTATCCGGTGGTGGTCTATCGCTTGATGACGGCAGCACGTTCGAGTTTGTTAGCAATGACATCGATGTTGAAGCGTTTGAAACGTTGTACGACAAGCTCAACCAGTCGTTGTTAGACGTAAGTGCAACACCTGCTGTCAGCATGAATAAGACGGATATATCAAATTTATCCGAGGTATCTATCAAATTACTATTCAGTTTAGCAGAGGTGAAAGCCAGTGAAAATGAAGGGTATTTACGTGATGGCATGATGGAGCGATATGATAAAATTAGAAAACTTTTAATATACAAAAATATATTAATATCTGATGATGAGTACGCTAGTTTAGATTTACTATTTAAATATAATCAGCCACAAAATGAGACAGAGACAATAGCTAATCTGAAGACGTTGAGAGAGCTACAAGCGTTGAGTATGGAGAGTTTGATGGAGCACAGTCCTTACACTACAGATGTGAAGCAAGAGGTCAGCAGGATGAATTTAGAAGGACTGAGCGGTACGGTCATTGATGTGGATGTAGGCGTTGAGTAGGATAGGATGTATGAGTATGAGATGGAATACTTTAGTGTGATGAAGTGATTCAGTTGACGGAATAGATTGATGGATGAAGGGAATATGGAAGTGGGAAAAGGTAGGGAAATATGGGGATAGGAACGGGAAATTAGGGAGAATGAGAATGGGAGATAATAGGAAAATTATAATATCAGAAAAATTTTGCTGTTATATATCAATTAGAATCACGCTATATAGGCGTCTAAAAAATAGGGTAGCGTATCATGTCCCCATATCCCCGTATCCCCTATATAATCCTATCAAATCCCCGTCATATCAGCATTTATACGCTTAATTAGACGGCTACAATCATATTATGGTATAATAGAGGGAGCATGGGAAAAGTGTGCCATATCAACGGACGCAAGCTTGCGTTGGCTATAATCCGATGCAGGGTATCTTATCTATAATATAGGCGGTGGCAATATGACTAAGATTGATAAAATAATCAAAAATAGTTTAAAATTTAATTGTTTAAAATTTGGTACAATATAGGTGAAAATAGGACAACTTCCTGGTTTGGTTATTATGTCAACTAGATTTAGAAGTTTGCGAATGATAAATAGTAAGCTTTTATTTTAAAATAGAGGATTATATTGTAGATGATTTTGGTACGTTGTAGGGTAGTTGGTGGATGTTCGATACCCCCAAAAGATAATAAGAGTGCCGCACCATACTCTATTTTTCACGCACATAAAATTTACCATATTCCGTATTCCGTATATAATATTAGTCCCAACGGGACGGACGCTGTGGGAGGTACCCATCATATTCTGACACCACAATTTTGTTGTCAACTACCTCAATCTGACACCCCAACTTTGGGACTCACACCTTCATTTATTTGACAGGTGTATTTATTTGCCTATATATCCAATTATTGCTCATTCAGATTCCTTATTATGGTATAATTAGGTTATTAAATTACCATACATAGGAGGAATTAGAATGAAGAAAATGAATGTTATAATCGCTATGCTTCTCGCTGTTATGTTGAGCGGATGCGCCGAACAAATGAACTCACAGAATCAATCAAGAGATAATTTAGATGAGGATGAGATATCCGCAAGCTATGGGAAGCAAGTCGTTTTATATTTAGAAAAATATAATGAACAAGTAGAAGAGATATTTACATTATTAAAGCTATTTGATAAAAATCCAGATTTAAAAGACAATCTTTCTTTCTTAATAGAAGAAAAGCAAAGATGGTATGAAATAAGAGATAGTCAAGAGGAAGGTAGATTGTTTCCAATATCTAAGAAAGACGAGGAGCTAAATGATGTAATAGAGATGTTGAGAATAGACATCATCAAAGTAGAGAGTGACATCTTAAAATTTCTGTGGGGTGATGTCGATTCGTCTGTAATTATCAAAAAACTCAATGAAATGGAGCAATACAAAAAGAAGATAAAAGATTTAATTGATAATTAATTAAATAAGATAAAACTGACGACCATCTACATAGGTCGTCTTTTTTGTTGTTCAAATAATGAACGAAGGAGACGATGTGTTCATTATCTTAGTGACTGCTGAGCTTTCAGCCGTAATCCAACACGCTACCAGAGCCATTTTAACGCACCTATTTTATCCTAGTTCCGCAAGGAACAATATACCCTAACATTAATCCTACAATCATTTCCATTGCATTCTATCATCTCTAATCTATTTCCTATACACTTACACCTAAATGATTAGAACGCTCAGAATCAATTGGAATCTATTAAACTATCACACCTTCAATTATGATGGTGTTTTTATTTTGTTTAAATACTCTAAATACTTCATTCGGTATGGTAATATGGATTTAGTTCATTATTACTAATGGAGGGGATAAAGGTGAAGAAATCCAGTAAGTCATTATTTGTTTTTGTTGGTATGATTACATTGCTGATATTGGTTTTGGGTGTCTTACTCTTCTCGGGAAATAAAGAGATAAAGAAGTATCAGAACGCACTAAATTCAAGTGAAATTAGAAATGAGTATTTTCAGGATGAAGCAACTATTAAATCAAGAAACAGTGTAAGTACGCAAGGTTATACAGTAACTTTTTATCAAGTGTCCGCTGAGGTTAATGAAGAGTTTGAAAAGCTAAGTGATGAACAAAAGTACAAAGTTTTTTTGGAAGTAAGAGATGTTTTGAAGCAAGAGGATATATCGTACTATAATTTTAGTTGTGGAAAGAAAAGATTATGTGCTATTGATGGTTTCCAATTTACTCACAATAATGATGTCTATGAATATAAAAAAGTGCTATTAAATGACCATTTTAGTTTAGTGCTGAATGGAGAAGAAATATACAGTACTGAATCAAAGCGGAAAAATGTAACCTCAAAAGTAAATGATGACACTGAAACTACAATGCAAGATAAAGGAGGAAATGACTGGGCATCCTTGAGTGATAATCAAAAGTATCATGCAGTTTCAAATGCTTTATATAATTTAGATCAACAAGGTTACACGATACTAGAAGGAGAATATTATTATATACTCAACTTTCGCACCCAATAA